CACCCGACTACGCCACTTGCCTACAAGTCGGCCGACACCGACTTGCTGTTGGCCTATGACCTGTCGGTGGCAGCGCTGCCGGCCAACAGCGTGACCATCGTCAGCACCGAGGCAGGGCTAAGTCTGAGCTTGGCTGCACCGATGGCCGCCCAGGCAGCGGCAGTCATGGCCGAGCAAATGCGCGGCCTGCTGCAACAGGATCAGCTCGACCAGCAGGCCGAAAAGCAGCGCATTGCGGGGCTGCAGCTGGCCAACCTGACGCCTCGGCTCAAAGACACCGAGCAACGCCTTAACGTGGACCGTGAGGCGACGCAAAGCGCTCTCGCGGTCCAGGCGGCGGCGGTGATTTCCCTACAAACCCTGGTTGTTCAAAACATTTATGGAGCCTGACTATGAGTCTTGAAAGCGATATCGCCAATATGCTGGCCAAGGCCGACACCTTGATCACCTACTTTGGCGGCAAGAAAGCCGATATTGATGCAGCGGTGGCCAGGGCGCTGGCGGCGATCCCGGCGAGCAACAAGAGCTTTTATATCAATGCGCTCACGGGCGTTGACACCAACGACGGCACGGCCGACAAGCCACTTAAGACGCTGGAAAGGGCTATTGCGAACACGCCCTTTGGCGGCACCCTGACCGCGTACCTGCAATCCGATTATGTGGCAGGCGCCAACGTCACGCTTGATAGCCGCTTCTTGCACCTGCGCTCTGACGTGGCCGGCACCAAGCGTAAAGTCACCTCGAATTACTTCCAGAACAGTGACGGGACCTCCACCCACATGGCGGGCATTGTGCTGTTCAACGGTGCGCAGGTCATGTCGTCGGACGTTACCTTTGTATTCCCGTCGCCCGCCGGCCAGGTTATCCCGCCGAGTGGCTTCACCAATTCATTCTTCAAGACCCAGTCCAATGGCGGCAACGTGAGCGTGGGCGTCAAGCTGAGTTCGTGCGAGATTTTGGCGGCATCGGATTGGGCGGGCTGGGTGGTGGGTTCCCCTAACAGCGCGGTGATTTTTGAAACGCTGACAACGTCGTTCCCGGCCAGCTTTGGCGGTCGGTATGTGTATGGCGTGGCCGCCGGTACCAACCCGGCCACCTTGGCAAACATTCTGACCAACCTTCCGACTCTGTGAGGACCTAATGCAAACAACCAACCTTTCCGTCGATTTCGGCGGCAATACCCTGGTGGGTTACACCTTTTCGGATCTGCCCATTGGGGCAGCCTTGATTGTCGCGTGCCAGCAGATCGACCAAGCCGCCGATCAGGCGCGCCGCGCCGTGCTGGGCGACACACTACGCGCCCTGGAGTACCAAACGGCCGCTCTGGAGGCCGAAGCCTTCGCCCAAGGCGGTTACGCCGGCGATGTGCCGCCAACGGTGCAAGCGTGGATGGACGCGGCCGAGCTGGACGCCCAAGCGGCAACCGACAGCATTCTGGCCGAGGCGGCCGCCTGGAAAGGCGCGCTGTACAAGATTCGTGCGGCGCGCTTGAAGGGCAAGCAGGAGGTGCGCAAGCGCGGTACCCACAGCGCGGCCGAAGCCTCCGCAGATGAAGCAATTACCGCGATTCTGGCCGGTATTCAAGGCGTCGGTAACGCCAACTAAATTCACCTCGAACCGTAAACCTCAAGGGCCGCTATGCGGCTTTTTTTGTGCCTGGAGGGCACGCATGAATCGAACCCACTTTGAGCACCTCCTTGCGGCGCTGCTGATCATGGGCGCCCTGTGGGGCGTCCTGGCCCTACTGGGCGTGCCTGCTGGCCATTGGGCCGGCGCCGCTGCCGGCGTCTTCTTCTTTGCCGGCCGCGAGTACACCCAAGGCGAGCGCAACCTGGCGCACGTCGAGTCGGTGCACCTGGCGAATCTGCGCTGGTATGACGGCCTGCGCATTTGGCGATGGACCGTAGACGGTCGCCTCGACTTCTTCTGCCCACTGGTGGCCTGCCTGACCGTGGCGTTGCTGGTCCAGGTGCTGCAGATCCTGCAGCGCTGACAATTTCCTTTCTTCCACCCTCGGGCCGCGCACGACGCGGCCCTGTGCTTTCTGGAGTTTCAAATGGCTGGATTCTTTCACGGCGTTACCGTAACGAACGTCGACAGCGGTGCGCGAAACGTCTCGCTTCCGTCGTCCTCAATCATTGGCCTGGTCGACACTTTCACCGAGGGCGCCGGCGCCACGGCCAAGGCTGGCGACCTGGTACTGATCACTAACGAGCGTGAGGCGGTCGCCGCATTCGGTGCCACTTCTGCGATCACCAAGGCCTGCCAGGCCATCTATGCCCGCTCCAAGGCGGTGATCGTCGCCACCGGCGTGGCCAAGGTGGTCGACGGTGCCGCGCAAACTTCCGGGATCATCGGCGGGGTGCAGGCCAGCGGCAAGCGTACCGGCCTGCAGGCGCTGCTGGATGGCAAGAGCCGTTTCAACGCCCAGCCGCGCCTGATCATTGCGCCCAAGCATAGCGCGACCCAGGCGGTGGCCACCGCCATCGACTCGATTGCCACCAAGCTGCGAGCGGTCGGGATCATCGACGGCCCCGGTACCACCGACGAGGCGGCCACCACCTACGCCAAGCTGTTTGGCTCCAAGCGCCTGTACATGGTCGACCCCGGCGTGCAGCTGTGGGACACCGTTACCAGCGCGACCATCGACGCGCCGGCGTCGGCCTGGGCTGCCGGCGTGTTTGCCTACACCGACAGCGAATACGGGTTCTGGTCCTCGCCGTCGAACAAGGAGTTTGTCGGCATCACTGGCACCACCCGTGCCATTGAGTACCTGGACGGCGACGAGACGTGCCGGGCCAACCTGCTCAACAACGCCAACATTGCGACCATCATCCGTGACGACGGTTTCCGCCTGTGGGGCAACCGGACGCTGTCGAGCGATTCGAAATGGGCGTTTGTCACCCGCGTGCGGACCATGGACATGGTCATGGACGCGATTCTGTACGGCCACAAGTGGGCGGTGGACCGGGGCATTACCTCGACCTACATCCGCGATGTGACCGAGGGCCTGCAGGCCTTCATGCGCGACCTGAAAGCCCAGGGCGCAATCATCAACTTCGAGGTTTACGCCGATCCGGTGCTCAACACGGCCAGCCAGCTGGAGCAGGGCAAGGTGTATTGGAACATCCGTTTCACCGACGTTCCGCCGGCTGAAAACCCGAATTTCCGTATCGAAGTCACCAATCAATGGCTGACAGAAGTCCTCGATCAAGTCGCGTAAGGAGCGCACCACATGGCAATGATTCCCGAAATTCTGGCCAACATGAACCTGTTTGTGGACGGTGTCAGCTTCCAGGGCGACGTGCCCAGCCTGACCTTGCCCAAGCTCACGTTGAAGATGGAGGAGCACCGTCCAGGTGGCATGGACATGCCTATCGAGATGGACGTGGGTATGGAGAAGATGGAGTCCAACTTCACCACCACTGGCGTGCGCAAAGAGTCGCTGAAGTTCTACGGCCTGGCTGACGGTAGCGCCTTCAACGGTACGTTCCGGGGCTCGTTCAAGGGCCACAAGGGCGAAACGAAGCCGGTGATTGTCACGCAGCGCGGCACCCTGAAAGAGCTGGATATGGGTGACTGGAAACCAGGTGACAAGGCCGAGCTCAAGCACGCAGTGGCGTTGACCTACTACAAGCTGGAAGTCGGCGGGGAGGTCATCTACGAGATCGACCCGATGGCCATGAAGCGCGTTATCAACGGCGTCGACCAGCTGGCTAGCCAGCGCCGCGACCTCGGCGTGTAATCCCTTCAGCCCTTTCTCACACCCTTTTCAAGGTATCAATCCATGACCAAGCCACTGCCCAAGTTCATCATGCTGGAAGCCGACCGCGTCACCGTAACGCTCACCAGCCCGGCCGAGCTCAACGGCGTTCAGCAGGACCACGTCACCTTGCGCGCGCCGACTGTGCGCGACATCCGCAACTCGACCAAAACCTCTGACGGCGACGACGAGCAGCGCGAACTGAACCTGTTTGCCTCCCTGGCCGAGGTTCACGTCAAAGATCTAGAGGGCCTCACCTACAAGGACTACAACCGCCTGGCCACGGGCTACAACTTTCTGGTGCGAGACGACGAGCTTTAATCCGGCCACGCAAAAGCAAGCGGCCAAGCGACTTGCGGCTGAGCTGAACTTCTCGGCAGCAGAGATCCAGACCATGTCCTACGCGGACATGGTTTGGTGGCTCACGGATTAAGCTTGCACAGGGGGCACCGATGGCAAGCAGGCTAGCGTTATCGCTGGTGATCGGGGGTGCTGTCGCCTCATCTGTAGGCGCAGCCTTCAAAACGGTCGAGAACGGCATCCAGAAATTGGAGGCCAAAGGCAACAGGGCCAAGGTGCTGAAAAGCACCATTGGTGAAACCATCAAGCTGCGCGAAGAGTGGAAGCGGGCGCACGACAGTGGTGCTGCCGGCGCCGACAAGCTGCTGCGCAAGCTGGACAGCAATCTGGATGCCTTGCGCAAGCAGGGCATCGAGGTCGGTCGCCTCAGTCGTGAATATCAGCGCCTGGGGCGTGAGGCGAAGAGCGCCGATCTGCAGCTCAAGGGGCACCAGCAGCTGCAGGCGGGCAAGGCCTCGATGAAGTCGAACATCGGCCAGGCCGTAGTTGCCACGGGTATGGCCGCAGTGCCGACGATGATCAGCGCGAATTATCAAGCGATCATCCGTGACATTGCGATCAAGGCCGACATCGTCAACAAGCCGGAGGAGCGGCAGCTCACCCGAACAGTTATCGACACGGCCAAAGACACAGGGATGTCACGCAATGATGTGGCTGACCTGGTCAACCAGCTGGTCGGCGCAGGCATGGAGCTGGACAAGGCGCTGTCGTATGCCCCGGTCGCGGCCAAGTTCGCTATTGGCCAGGGATCTTCGGGTGTTGACACTGCATCGATGATCCAGGCGCTGCAGCAGAACGCCAAGATCAGCGACCCGAAGGTGATGCAGCAGGCCCTGGAGGCGATCGCCTACCAAGGCCAGGCGGGTAGCTTCGAGGCCAGCGACATGGCCAAGTGGTTCCCGCAATTACTCGCCGGCATGGAGAAAAACGGGATCACCGGGCTGGATGCGGTGACCTCGCTCGGCTCGATGCTGCAGGTGCAGATGAAGACCGCCGGCAGTTCGGACGAAGCGGCGAACAACTTCAAGAACTGGATGGAGAAGATCGGTTCGGGCGAGGTGGTCAAGGCCTATAAAGATGCTGGCATTGATTATCAATCCTCGCTGAACACCGGCCTGCAGAAGGGCATGAACGTCATTGAGGCGTCCATGGCCCTGGCCATGAGGTACGTCGAGGCGACCGACCCCGCGAAGGCCAAGCAGATCGAGGCGGCCAAGGCCAAGATCGACAAGGAAGTCGACCCCGAGAAAGCCAAAGCGGCGCTGGACGCTCTGGAAAAGACCCTGCGTACCGGCGATATCTTCGCCGACATGCAGGTCAAGGCGGCGCTCACTGCTTACGGGCAGAACAGGGGGCTGTATGAGGACCTCAAGGCCGACTCGCAAAAAGCTTCGGGCATCCTCGACAAGAACCTGGCCGAGCGCCGTGAAACATCGGCCCAGCAGTGGGCCGAGACGGTCCAGGCGGCAGACGACGCAATGCGCAGCATTGGCGACGCTATCCGTCCGGCAACTGATATGGCGTCCAAAGGCCTGACTGCCGTCGCCCGTGGCATTACCTCGCTGTCTGACAGCTTCCCGGCTGTCGTCGCTGGCATAACCGGTACCGTGGCGGCCATCCTCGCACTCAAGACTGCATCCAGCGCATTCAAGATCGGGCGTGGTGTGTTGAACATTGCGCGAGGTCGAGGCCTGGAGAGGATGGCCGGCCGGGCGGGGCGTGGCGATCGTATGCCCATTGAGCTGCCTAAGACGGGCAGCAAAGTGGTCGATACCGGCCTTGGCCTGCTGGGTAAGGTGTTTGGAGCAACGCCGAAGGATGCGGCACCTGCGAACGACTCGCTAGCAGGCAGGGATGACACGCAGCGGGTATTCGTGGTCAATGCCGATGCATTCAGCGGGATCGGCAGTAGCGTCGCAAATAGCGCGCCTGTAGCACCTGCCCGGGGTAGTCGTAGAAGCCGGCGCCGGGCTCGCAGACGAGAGGCAAGGCAAGCGCCCCAAGCCCGGCCTGGGGTGAAGGTTGAAGCGCCCAAGTCGCCACCGGTGAAGCCACCTGCTGCAGTAGCTGCGCCGAAGATGGTGGCCGGGGTTGCAGAGTTGGGGAGGGTTGCTCGCTCGGTGCATGGTGTTACGCGTCTTGCCAAGCGACTACCTGGTGGGAATGTTGTTGACGCCGGTGCTGCTGCGATCGATGTCGCACTGAACGCCAGTTCTCAGGATGAGAAGGCAGAGGGGTACGGTGGTGTAGCGGGCAGCCTTGCGGGAGCGCTCGCAGGCGCGGCTGCTGGAGCGGCCATTGGATCGGTGGTACCGGTCATAGGTACTGCAGTCGGCGGTGCCGTCGGCGCTGTACTGGGCGGCATGGGCGGCGAGTCGATCGGCGGGTGGCTGGGCAAGCGCTGGTTTGGCGATGAGCAACCCGAGCCCGAAGCCAGGGCGAAACCGGAAAGTCCGCCAGCGCCTGGGGAGGCGGTACGGGTATCCCTGGCACTGGCGCATGAGGACAAGCCAACTCTCAAGGTTGATACCTCGGCCCCGTTACCAGCAGCGCCAAAAGCTGCTCTCGTAGCGCCGGTAGTGATCGACAACCATGAACCTGCCACCAAGCCAGTGCCGGCGGTGCCGGTACCGGCCTTAGGTGACACGGTGCGCAACGTGCCCGCCCCTGTGCCAGCCGAGCCAGAGGTGTCGTATGAACCGCTCGACCCGGCGTCTAAAGATCCGTACCTGGTGCCCGCGCTGACGGCCAACAAGGTCCGTTTTCCAGGTGCGGCTCTGGTGCGGCCACCGGCGCAGCCCGAACCTCAACCTGAGGCCGAGCCGATCGAGCAGCAACCGCCGGCGAAGCTGGGTAATACGTTGCGCGCCGTGACGGTTTCGGCTCCAGCACAACCTGAGCCAGTGACCGACCCTGAACCGACGCCGGCGCTGCAGGAGCTGCCGAGGCTGGGCGACACGGTAAAAACCGTGGCCACTCCGGCCCCGGCTGAGCCTGAAGTGACGTATGACCCGCTCGACCCGGCGTCCAAAGATCCGTACCTGGTGCCCGCGCTAACGGCCAGCAAGGTGCGTTTCCCAGGTGCGCCACTTGTACGGCCGCCGGCGCAAACGGCGCCTCAAGCCGAAGCCGTACCGATCGTGCAGGGGCCGCCAGCAAAACTGGGTAAGACGATGCAAGCCGTGGCCGTTTCGGCTCCGGTGCAACCTGAGCCAGCAGTCGAGTCTGAACCGGCACCGTCGCTGCAGGAACTGCCGAGGTTGGGCGATACGGTAAAAGCCGTGGCCACTCCGACCCCGGTTGAGCCTGAAGTGTCGTATGACCCGCTCGACCCGGCGTCCAAGGACCCTTACCTCGTACCGGCATTGGCGGCAAACAAGGTGCGCTTCCCTGGTGCGCCGCTGGTGCGGCCGCCGGCGCAACCTCACCCTGTGCCTGAGCCTGTGCTGCAGGAAGCACCGAAGTTGGGCAGCTCAGTGCGATCCGTGGCTACACCGGCGCCGACCGAGCCTGAGGTGTCGTATGACCCGCGTGACCCCGAGTCCAAGGACCCTTACCTGCTGCCGGCGTTGACGGCCAACAAGGTGCGTTTCCCGGGTGCAGGCCTGGTGCCACCGCAAGCCCAACCGCAACCGGCGCCGGAAACGCCGCCGGTGAGGCTGGGCGAAACGGTGCGCGAGATCCCGGCTAAAACGGCGCCAGTGCCTGTGATGATCGACAGTCGCGAACGTAGACCCGCCGCCGATGATGCATCTCCTTCACCTATCCCCCAGTTGGCAGCAATGCCGGCCGGTTTCGGTGATGTCGTGCGTGACATGGTGGCCAAGTCGGCGCCGGTGCCCCCTCGGATGCCCGAACTGGCTCAGCCAGCTAAAGCGGCTGCGCCTGTGGCGGTATCGGCTCCGAAGGTGGATCAGGCGTTTTCGTTCTCGCCAAATATCAAGATCGATGTACAGGGCGATGTGAAAGACGCGTCGCAGGTTGTCCGGGAAATCGAGTCGCCGCTGCGTCAGTTGTTCGAGGCATGGCAGCGCGAAGCCTCGGCGCGCATGGCTTCGGCTCAACTGTTCGATCAACCGCATGTTTAAGGAGGGCCTATGGCCTACATGGAGCAGCTGGAGTCTTCCCTGTCCGGGCTGGTTTCAGCGGGGGAGGCCGGGCGCAAGGGGGTGGATGGCATGTTGTCCCCACTCAATAGCGCGGTCGGCAGCATCACGGGGGCCGCCTCGGA